CGAGTGTTACGCAACCACAAATTTCCTCTGGATCAGAGTACTTGGGCGGGGGCGCTATGCCGCTCTTGTTTTACCTGGCCCTGGGGGACCACCCACACTTCCAAGTGGTGTGAGCCACTTTCTCGAACGCGAGAACAAGGAATAGATGTCTAGGCCATTGTCCTGAACAGCCAACTCAGGAGCTCGTCCTTCCCGAGTGTCCTTCACATACACAGACCAATACCAAGTCCAGTGCTTGCTGAAGATTTCGACGTCTATTTTCAAGGGCACCACGTCATCGAGTGAGTCAAGATAGGCCTCAATGCGCAGCTGATCTGCTACACTAACGCCAAACTTCTCCTCCATGAGAAGACGTGTGTTGGTGGGGACCGGCCTCCACTCAATTTCAGCGTCAAGGGCTTCCAACACTTGACGCCTATGCCATTCATCGAACGAGGCACGCGCATTTAGCACGCGTAACATCTTACAGACACGGATGTCGCCTGTTGCGCGCAGTCCGTACCTAGCCAGGCTCTGAATGATCGGAGCGCCTGGATATTGATGTGCCAAGCTCAACGCCTTGCACCTTAGTAGGGCTCTAAGGATTTTACTACTTGCGCCCACATACTTGCCAGAACCCCACCCAAATCCCGCGAGGATTTTCTTTGGGCAGGCAATGTTGACGAGGTCCACAGGATCGAAGACCAAGCCACAAAAAGAGGCGGTAGACAGTGACTCATGCTCCTCCAACTTAATGATGAGGCCCATGGACTCAAAGTCCTGTGTAGTAGGCGGGGAACCACGGATAGCGAACAATCCGTCATCCCCCTCCACAACTCCATCGACGTAATCACATCCAACTTCTTGGCACAAGAACAAGAAGACCATTAGGTTGGTGAACCCGTTTCCGAGCGATGTGCACATCTCTCCCGACATGCGCACCGCTTGGAGCTCAACGGTAAAGTCTTTGAAATTGCAGACATTCGTAGCTCCGAGCACCTGTGAACACACCCACTTCATGAACGGCCCCTCGGCCAAGTGTTCTGTCATGTATTCATAGAGCTCGAATTCGCACGCCTCCATAAGCTCCCTAGTGAACAGGGCCTCGAAGGCGGTATAGTCGCTGGCGTAAAATTTCACACCCTCTGCCAACAGCAAATCCCTTATGTACTGGGGACGCTTCGCGACTGGCACGTGTTTGATGAAGTGATGATCCTTGTAGACCTCAGTCTCAATCAGCTTAAACAGAGGGCCGACGAGACATTTGAACGGGTCTGAACGAGAATTTATCCCCCGACCGTGCTTAGGTTCGGTGTAAAACTCATCCTTCATGAAAGATGCGCACTCAAAGAGCTCCTCCTGCGTCATCTCTCCCAAGCGGAACTTATCGAGTGCCACCAGCAGCTCGGTTTTTCTCCACTCAGGGTAATTTGTGCCATCCAGCCAGGCCTTGATTGAGGTATCTACATCAGGGGCCAGAGGCTTGTAGTTCCTCCTGATGTAGTTGCGCACAAACACCTTGAAACGCGCAAGCCTGGCCATATCAGCCTTCGGCGTACGCGTGGCAAAGCGCTTGCACACACCCGCGAGCATCGTCTCCGCATGACCCAGGTCCGGTTTGGGCATGGAGATCCCGTCGACGTGGCACCCCAGTGACACGGAGACAGGCCTCCTCTCCAATGGTTTCGGGTCAGCCTTAGGTACCTTGACGCGCATGTTTTCACGCACCACAGGCATGGCCAACCCGGGAACCTCATTGTACCGGTACCCGAATCCACAGAGCCGACCGCTTAGACCCGCGGGGCCCCGAGAAAATCCGCCGACGACTCCTCCCGCTGGTGCTTCCAAAGAGCCCACGCGAGGGTAGCAGTGTCCATCGGCACCGACCGCGCTCGGAACGTGTCATAGCGGTCGAAATTGATTTTCTGGATTGTTTCGGCAGCGCGAATGATGCGTGCCAACGCCGTTTCCGAATCACCGGCGAGCGTCATGTACTTGGGGGCGGTCAGCTGGGCGAGGAGCTCCAAACTGACAAGTACACGCTTCGTGCGCTTCTGCCAAGGCCAGCAGATATTGCGCGTGAAGGTGACCCATGCGAACTTAGGGTCTGAATGTTTGATGTCCTGAAGACTGTTCGCATCGGGTCGTCGGTCGCATGACAATGTCTCGTGGTACGCCCCGTCATACCGAATCTGGATCCCTGTCAGGTCCAGCAGGTAAGATCTGGCGAGGCGTAGAGCCACCACAGAGATTGTGAGGGCCATGGCAAAAGAAAAAACCACAGCCCAAAGCACCCAGTGGAGAAGTGAATCGGCCACAACCCCAGCGAGCGCTGACACAATAAACAAGACGACAGAGATGTAGACAGGCACATTGGTGCTAGACCGATTGATCCAGAAATTCATAGACAGAATGTGAAGATCTATCTGGATATCGGACTGCTCCTGCTGCACATGGAGCTTCTCCGTCACCACCTTCAGTTCCTTGGTGGTGCGCTCAAGCATGGTCTCGAGCTCTTTCTTGTCAGCGGCAAACTCCGCTGCTGCGACCGCATTGCCGTCCGCACGGTCAATGGCGTCCTTAACTGAATCAGCCATGGCCTTATCCGCCTTGGAACTAGCTGAATGAGTAGACGACTTGGAACTTGGACAATCACGCTTGACGTGGTCCAGAGCCCCGCAGGCATAGCACCTGCGATCCTCGCTGCGCTTTTTCTCATCTCCGCGGTGCGCATGTCCACCGCGCTTTTCGGCCTTCATCGCCGTTTGGGCATATGTGGCCACTGGGGCCTTAATGTCGAGTTGGGCAGCGGGGGGTGGACTTTCGGGCCATAACGCCCCCCCCGGGGCGTCCTCCCTAGTGCATTGATACAAGCATAGCACACTCGTGCGCTCACCCGAGCCGGGTGTCGCCGTCACTTTTCATGACGGTGGTCTCTGGGGCTGCCAAAGCCGGAGCGCAACTCCGAACGCTCAAATGATCACCATCGCCGAAGCTAGGCTGCAAATGAGGAAGAGAACGAACTATTAAGTGGGCAAAACCCACACCACAC